AAGGAAATAATTAGCTACAGAAACGTCAAAATTAAATAGTTCTGTGAACGGAGAAAGTAACATTAAAAACCAACCTACATGAAACCCCATGCACATTGGGCAGTGAAAAACTTTGCCGTATCCTCTTATCGCCTCTTTAGACGGGCGTAAACTTCTTAGTAGTGGCATATCGCTGTATACTATAATTTGTGTCATGCCGTAAGCACAAAGTATAAATGTGAGTAATTCCATCTATTTTCCTATTTTTGCTACATTATTATTTTTTGTTCCGCTCAAATCAAGCGTAGGCAACCATGCTTGTATAACCTGATCGAAATCAGGGATGACCTGATTTGGATTGGTTTCAACGTGGGCCGGTATATCTTTCAGCATTTTTTGTACAAATTGGTCTTCTAACTCGTCATCAATAAGATCCTCAAAGCCGTCATCTAAGTTAAACAAATCTAAAAATGGGTTTTGTTTAGTCTTTGAATCGTCAGCCCTTGAGTATGCTTTGACCATGTCACCAATTACATCTTTGCTCTCCATACCAATATCAACCAATGCACCTATGGGACCAGTTAAACTCGCGGCGAGCTTTAACAAGCTCCTTCCGCCCAACTTTAATAATTTCTGCTGGCGCTCTTGGGTTTCAACGCCTTGTTTCTCGGCTTGAATAAGTTCAATAGTATCTGCAAGCATCTGCCAAGTGACCCAGTTACTTTGTTCTTCTTTAATTATATAGCGTTGCCATTTTTCCATTATCAGCTTCATATTGGACATACAAATCTTCCTTATATCGTGTAGGAATAAGTAAGTGAATACGTGTCTCTGATTGTACCTTTTCGAATCGAACCTTGTTCTGTTGACTGTGGTACTTCGCCAAGCTCAGTTGACGTTTCCTTATCTGGGTATATGAGCATCTCATCATCCATCGCAACAATTGCTTCCAGAGATTCAAAGTACGGGCGCTCTTCCTCAATAAAGGAACTCAAGTTGACGAGCGCCAATTTAGCAGCATTGATGCTTTCCTTGAAGGGAGTCTGCAAGGTGGCTTCCATGGCGCCGCAAAATGAGCCGGCTTGGATTGACTCGGAAACTACGATTCCTTTCTTTTGGAGAAATGCGAACAGTCTGTTTTGGGCGCCGTAAACCAAATCGTTTAAAGATTCTTTAGGGAATGCAGTCACTTTATTTCCACTTGTGGATACAACAATATCGATATCTCCATGGTCAAAGATCATCAGATCTCCGTTAACTGATTTACGGATATCCATCTCAAGACGAATGGTCTCTTTCTGACTTTCCTTTCCAATGCTAATCGTTATCGACATTTATAACTAACTCCTTAACTAGCTCTTGTGTTTTAAGAACTGTGATTAATAGCTTATCATCTATTTGTGAGGCACCAAAGCCTTCGAGTATCTCTATTACTCTTTTAGCCTTTTCTCTCATTTCTTCGTCTTCTTTAAATTCGGCCATCTCTAAGCTCTGTCCCACAGAAGCTTTAAGTCTGCCTATCTCTTCATTTAAAAAACTCTTGAGGGTCAGTGAATTGTCAGCAAAAGAAGAAATATAGAGATTTAACAAGTTCTTCTGTTGTTCGGATAACGTACTCTCGTATTTTTCGTTAAACTTTGTAACAAATGACGTTAAAGCCAAATTGTCGATAGGCTCCAGTTCTTCTCCTCCTTTGGCAGCAGCAGTCATAGTGCTAATGAGTTGGTTTTCTAAGATAACTGCGCTCTTGGGTGTTGTCTCTGGAGAGAATATCTGGTATATGGATGCCAACGTCTTATAATTTGGCACAAAATTGTTAAACACGCTTGGTGAAAGCTCTTTATTCACGTCATCAATTAAATCACTGTGTCCAACAAATAAGCCTTGTGTGTCGAGAAGCCTGCTAGAGAGCTTTGCTTCGCGAATTATCTTTTCAGAAGTCTTGGCATCCATGTTGTGGCTCTCGTATAGCGAACGATAGCACTCTAGGTGTCTCTTTAAGGCAGAATTGGGTTTAAAGTGTTTCTTAATTATTGCAACGGCTTTTTCTTTTGTCTCGCTATCATTCTTAATGACTGCAACGGTGATCTCCCTGACAAGGGCTTCGTATACAAAAGCAGTATTCCTTTTTTTGTTGTGTTTAATTTTCATCTTTTTGCTCCACTATATCCTTATTATTGTTTTCAAGACCTTCTAACAAAACTTTAACTGAACTGTTGAGAGTGAATAGTTTTTCTTCTTCATTTTGCTCCCTCAAGTTATAAATAGACTCATCTTGTTCATAAATACCACTTCCTATAGATGGATTAGCCAAAGTATTTAAATCGCTTAGGCCAGGAACTACGTTTCTTATCGTGCTACTGCTCTTTTCTTTGTTGTATTTTCCGCCTATCGAGCGGGTTCGGGCGCCGGCTTTTCTCTTGTCGTTCTTTCCATCTTTTCTGGCGTAAGTGCCCTTATCATACACACTTAATCTTTTGGCGCCTCGTGATCCGGGAGGCACAGCTAAGAGTGGAGAATCATCGCCACCGCCGGCATCGCCGGCGGGCATCTCTTCTGGTCCTCCGCCGAGATCACCGCCGAGGTCACCGCCTTCACCGCCGAGGTCGCCGCCTAGATCTCCACCGAGGTCGCCACCAAGGTCACCCCCGAGGCCTCCGCCAAGTCCACCACCGGCTTCACCGGCAGCGGCTGCTTCTGCGACAGCTTGTAATGAAGCATCTTGCTTGCGGTCAAAGTACATTTCTCTTTGATTTCTAACAAAGTCTTCGTGTGACATACCAAAGATATGCTCAGAGACCCAACGTCTGGAGAAGAACCCTTCTGTTGCTGAGCCGGCAATATCAAACTTTTGTTTCCAGTGTTCTAATTCTTGGAGTTCAGCAATCTTTGAGGGGTTGTTCAACGATAAATCAAACGCCAGAAGATCGTCTCCTCTGAATCCGAGTGTATAAAGATGGATTATTCCGATCTTGGTCAGTTCAGCAATAATGACTCTTTGGAGTCTTTGAATTGTTCTTGCAAACCGAATATCTTTTTGGGCCAGTGTTGTCTTGTCTTCTGCCGCACCCTCACCCATAGCAAGATATGCTTGGGGAATCTTAAGCGCAGAAAACAACTTGTCACGAAGATACTTGATATCATCAATCGCAGTCGTGTTGGTGCCACCAGCAAGGTTAGTAATCTCAGTTGCGGAGCCGGGACGCACTGGAATGAAGTAATCTTCCTCGATGCTCATTGGGTTATAACGTAAATCAACTCGACCAGTGGAAGCGTCTACCACCGAGTGTCTCTTCAGTTGAGTCACGATTTTCTCCATGAACTGCTCAACTTCGTTCGGGGGCACTGCTCCGACGTCAATCTTGAATACACGTCGTTCTGATGAGCGGACAACTCGGTAAGCCATCATAGCGTCTTCCATTAAGACTAGCTGGCGCCAAATACGGCGGGCTGGCTCAAGGATAGATGTTCCATATGGTGCGTATTTGTCATTACCCAGAATACGAAAATGTGAGATCTGCCAGTTTTCAAATGTCATACCGGCAGAGTTCCACTGGTATTGAACGTAGTTAGGGTTTGTGGCATCCATACCTTCTAATCTTTCAATCTCGTTTGATGGCAATGCGATACACGAGGTTACTCCGTACTTATCGTCAATGTCAAGGTACAGAAAAAAGTCTCCGTACTTACACATTGTTCGAGACCAACCAAATAGATTATATTCAACATTTAAAATATTAGAAAATAGTATATTAAGGACTGCTCTAATTTCTTCATTTGGGCATTTGATGTTGAGCATTGGGCGAAGAATAGAATGAGTGGTCATTTCGTCCGCATATATATCCATTGTCGAAGCAATCTCTGGCATGTATTCCATTTGGTCGAAGTCGATGTAGCGCTCGGAACGGCGTTGATTGCCAATAGCGTTTGCCGCAATGGTGTCGAGCGGGTTGTATTGCGACTTTTTAAACTGTTGCCCAGACGCAGACTTAAACCTAGATGAAAATTTATCAAGGTGCTGCCTTCTAATACGACGACCGGTTTGCGATCTGTAGCTGACAATAGGCCCAGAGAATAATCTAGTTAATCTCTTGAACAGTTGTGACTGTTCATTTGCTGGGTTTTTGCCGCGTGGTCTATTTCTTTTGTTGTCTGCCATTTAATTTCTCACTTAATGATCCATTTATATTGATCATATATTTTTTCATACTCTTTCATTTTATCAAATATGCTGTCTTTTTTGTAGCCTTGTTGCCCATTTATTTGAGTATTCATGCTCGTCTTTGTAGTTATGATAGAATTTAAGAATGCCTTTTGATAGTTTAAATCTCTTGCACTTGTTTGCAGTGCAGTGTCTCTAACCCAACATGCAATTGCCAGCGCCATGATGAGATCATCATGATACCCTTTCATCGCTTGCGGCTTTCCGTTCCTCCAGATAAAAGTTTTCATCTCGTTAATTGTGCGAGAAGAATATATCGTAATTAGTTTGTTTCTAATAAACTCCTCTAATTTCGCTACGATGAGCGGGCGCGTTTTCATTGAGGTTGTGAAGCCAGCGATAGCAGAATTCTTGTACTCTGCTTGGTGTTGTTCTATATACTCGTGTGTAGATTTAACCGAGTAGTACAGATTTGGGTATTGGTATTCGACAAGTTTGTCGAGGACCGTGTAACCGATGTTGTTGTTCTCTACCACAAGCATGGCATTTCCAAATTCTCTCCCTACTTGATTCAAGAAGTTTGCATACATATCGGGCGTTGGCTTCCCTTGATATTCGCCCACGATTTCGAGCGTCTCTAACTTAACCATGTGCAACGTTGAATAGTCTGCTCCATCTCCGCGAGAGACATCGGCAACTGCAAGATAATTGCAGCTTGGGTCAAATTCTTCCCATATCCAGAAATTTCTATCAAAGCCCGTTCGATGCTTAGGCTCTCTGACGTTTGATAATAGCCATTCCATACAGCCTGGATCTATAACTGTTTCTCCAGAAGTATTGAAGTTACACTCAAGCTCCTGTGCGATTTGTCGCCTAGACATGTTTTTGGTTTCTTTCTTAAACCAATTTGCGTCTCTGTCTGGATGAACGTCCCACATAAGGGTGGTTAAATTAAAGTTGTTTGCGCTAGCGTCGGCATCTGTGCAAGTTTTGTGAAACCAATTACCGACACCGTTCGGGGTGGAGAGTGCGATACAACGCCCACCTGTCGACAGTGTTGGATACAAACCAGTCCACAGTTCTTCTAACCCTTCAATGTGTGCTGCCTCATCAAGAACTAGGAGGGATAGCGCCTCAGAACGA